TTGCGCCAAATGGTCATTTAATACCTTTCCTTGTGCCGCCGTCAACGCCTTGTCCGTTGCCGTGGAATTCAGATTATTGACCAAACCGCCGCTGATTGTCAAAACGTCCGTGCGCAGTTTATCCTTCAGATTCTCCCCGTACAGGCATTCAACCAACAGGGGCAGGGTTGTCCCGCTGAAGAACTCAATACCGTGATCTGAAACCGTATACGTCCCGTCAAGCGAAATCGCAGTACTTACAGGCGTTTCAAGTTGTGCATAAATGTAGTTCGTATCATAGATGTACGCAACGCCGGATTCAATGACGGATTCAAGGTTTTCAGCAGAATACGCCATCCGTTCAACCCGGTTGATTGCCCGTTGTGCGTTCAGATTGATTTCGTCCCGGATATCGCCAACGGCAAGAAGTCCATACGGGAAATTCAACATGACTTCTGTCAAGTCAATTGTATCAACCGTGTAGGATTCAAACTCTCCTTCATATCCTTCCACCCAATCAGACCACGTTGCGTAAATGTACGTTGTAGCGTCCCCGCCCGTGACGAAAACGTATCCGTCTTCCGGTATCGTGAATTCTCCGCTTACAACAGTAATTGTTGTCCGTTCCCCGGTCAGCGTGGGCGAAAAGTCAATCAGAGAATACGTCCCACCAATAATAAAACCGTATTCGTTGGAATACTTGCAAACTTTGGCGTATCCTGCGTCATTATCATACAGATTCCACCCGGTCGAATTGAAAGCGGTTGGGTTCGCCGTTGTGATCGTTCCACGGTTTTCCTTGACATAAACAACGGTAATAACGTCCCCGGCAATTGGTGTTCCGGTAACTGTGATTCCGTAATCTGTCGGGTCTGCACTCCATGCCGTTGTATATGTCAGCGTAATTGTGCCGGATGACAAAACATACGCAACAAACGTATCACGGTCAATTGTGGCCGTGATAGGGTCAACGCCTTCTTCCCGCAGGGCGGGTGTAACGGTCATGTTTAACGATTCCGCAACGTACCCTGTTCGGACAAGGTTTCCTTTGATCGAAAGCAGGGACGCAGAACCGTCATCAATTGGCGCACTACCGCCGGAAGAACGTTCAACGAAAGTCCCCGTGACAAGCTGTGCAATATCCGTTGCAAGGTTGTCTGCAAGCGGGACTTTTTCAATGTGAATGTTCCGGGACGCATCGGGCGAAAACTCGTTGACCGTCAGCGGCGGTTTGTGCATTTCCGTATCAATGATGTCCATATTGGCGTTGAAGTCCGAAACCTTCACGCCGTCCGTTTTTGTGGGTTTAATCAGATTGAAAAAAGGTGTTAAAATACTCATGTTCTGCCCCCCTTACTCCGTGCGCCGCCAAAAGTGAAGTGTCCCCGTTCCTGTTCCGTCTGTGTAAGACCTCATGCCGTCTTCGATATCCCCCCATGTTGCGGGCATGGTGAATTCAACCCACGTCCCATAAAACGCCGGGGCAGTACTGAACGTAGACACGTAAATTGCGCCAATGGGGAACAGGGCGGCAATAGCGGCGGTAAGTGCGGTCTGAAGGTTGGCGATTGCGTCCCCGGTTGCCTTTGCGTCTGCCGCTTCCCCCGAAATGGAAAGGGTTGCGTCAACGGGTGCTTGCACCGTTTCCATAACGGTCAATACAAGCGTAATTTCCGGGATTCCGGTTTCTTCAATGGATTGTTCTGTGTTCGGATTGTCTGCCATGTTCTGCCCCCCTTAAACTTCGCCAACAACCTGCAATAACTGCATTTCCATTGGTTGCCGTGGTGTGATTACTTGATCGCCGTCTATGATCTTGCCGGAAGCGTCATAATACGGGTGAATTATGTACCGAACGTCCCAAGAAAATGTACCCGCAGGAAGACCGTCCGTGTCAGCATTCAAGAAAGACACAACGAACGCCTTGTTTTCATCAAGCGGAAAAGCTTCCTGTTTGACAACTTCACCAATGCCGTTCTTGATTGAAAACAACGCCCTGTCTGCGGCGGCAAATGTGTAGTCTGTGTCCGCAATAAACTTGATTGCGCCCGTGTCCCCACGGGAAAGTGTGATTGTGTATCCGTCAACGCCGAACATTAGTCAACTTCCCCCTTTACCATGCACACGGAAATTGATCCGTCATCGTTCATGATGTGTTGACATTCCGTGAACCCGTCATATTCCGTGTTCATGTCACCAAACTGGAAAATAATCTTTGCCGTCTTCTCCGGGTCAAGGAAAATCTGCGCCGTCTGTGCCATCGTGTACCCGTCCGGCATATAGCACCAAAGGTGTTTATGCGTATATCCCGCTTCCCCGTTTTCAATGGTTGTGCCGTCATTTAGTATTAGCCGTCTGCCTTCCATCGTCCGCACCTTCCTTCTTGTTTAATTCTTGATAAACTTCCCGTATGTCATACAGGGACTTCAACATAGTTTCAAGGTTTCCAACCGTTGGCGCAAATGCCATGCTTTGCAGACGGTCAAACGCCGATTCAAGCTTTCTGCACATTTCCTCTTTGCTCATGTTTTTATCTCCTTTAATATCCCAACAAGTGGTAAGTTGTGCCACTTATTGTAATTGTGTGGAACGAACAACTGTGCCCTTGATAGTCAAAACCTGTTGCCGCAGAAAGAAGAGTTGCTTTCAACGTGTTTGCCGTTGTTGCGCCGCTTGTAAGGTTTGAAATTGTGGCGTTCGTTGCGTTCAGTTCGGATACCGTCACATACCCTGTAAGATTGATCGTGTCTGCCTTGATCTTGACATAACTTCCCGTTTGGTCATTGATACCAAGAACAATTGAAGCGGCGTTGACTTCGTAACCGCCCGCCGTTTCTTTGACAACAAGACCGATCTTGTTTGAATTGACCGTGATTTTGCCGGACATGGTCGCATATTGATTCGTTCGTTCCGTTGTTTCAAGGGTGATCTGCCGTGCAGTAACGGTGATCCGGGAAGAAAGTTCAGCGTCAGCGTTCCGGCGGTCAATTACTTCCTGTGTGATCTTGTTGTATGTGACTTCCAAACGCCCTTCTTGTATTGCAATTTCTTCATTTTGATTGCGTATATCGTTCTGAACTGCCTTGATCTGCATTCCCGTTCCGTCCGCATAGAATTCAATCGTTGTTCTGAATTCCTGCCACGTGGTTTCTTCGGACTTGTTGTTATTGCCCGTTGAAGACCCGGACGAATTGGTTTCCGTTTCCTTGTTGTAATAAACGATATTCGGAATGTATGAACCGATTGTGACGCTTGTATTGGTTGGGTCAAGAAGGTCTGTTGTCATTTTTATAATGTCAATTTCCTTCTTGAACCCAACCGGAAGAACTTCCACAAGCACCCTGTCAAACAGGCGCAACGGTTGATCTGCATAACCCAAACGGTACAAGTCTGAAACCGTGCCTTCTATGCTGATATCCGGCGTTGACGAACTGGACAACGCTTCCCATGTTTTTTGCAGAAGTATTTCCGGGTCTGTTATGTCCGAATTCTGATAGAAACCGAACCTTGCCCGCCCGTTCCGTCCGTATAGTGCCGTTGCCCGTGTGTCTTCAATCCATTTCTGCCCCGGCGGTTTTCCGGGATGTGATGAAGTTGGTTGCCACACAACGTCTTCGAACGTTACGTCAACCGTTTCCCCGTCATCGTCTTCCGTGCTTCCCCCGTACCCGAAAAGGGCGGTCACAACCTCTGAATCATCAATTATCACGGAAGGGTCTGTGAAATTCTTGTCAACGCTTAACCGCACACCCCGGAACGTGCCTTCCGGCGGCATAATGTTAATGTAACGGTCAATTGATCCGTCATTGTGAAGGTACACGTGCGGCATGATATATATGTTGTATGCGTCCCGGATATCAAGGACAGCTTGCCAAACGCTTCCACGGTTAACGTTAAGGGAAGACGTGGGATTGCCGTACATCTGCCCCACCCGCCAAAGGGACGTTGAAAGAACCTTATTCATTGCCGTTGACAGGGTTTCGTCTTCTATATCCAAATTGTCAATGTGATCGTCCGTCAATTCGGATATAATGATATGCTCTGCCGTTATCTGTTGGTAATGGTCGGGTTCTACGCTTCGTGCTTCTTTTATTTCGTATATCTCATGTTCGCCCGTTGAAGGGTCTACAAAATACACCCGTTGTCCAATGTCAATCTTTTTGTCGGACATGAACGGGAATTCCATTTCAAGGGACATTTCTTCCTGTGTCCATTCGGCACGTTCTGCGTCATCCCGGATGAACAGGGTTCTTCCTGCCATGTCAAGGAAGGTGAATTGCATTTTTACACCCACCTTTCACGGTATTTGATTGTCCCTGCGCCCGTGATTCTTTGGTTTGACCCAATCCGGGGGACGAGCCATGTTGACGAATTTACATAATAATTCATAATGGACGTTCCCCCAATCGCCGCCGTCTGCCTGTTAAGGTCAATAACAGTTCTTCCGGCGGGCATAGTCGAAAACGTCATGGAACTTGAACCGTCTGAATATGTAGCATTCGAAAGAGATGTCACGCCGTTCCTTTCAATGGTAATCAGCGGTTGTGCGCTCCCACCAATTGAAAACAGATTCCCGCACGGAATTTCAATCAAGTCATTTGAAGTCCAAAACGGGTTGTTGAAACAGGTGAACACAAGCTTTAACTTGTTTTCCCACCATTTCCGGTATGATTCTTCCGGGTGCTGTGTGCAGACACATTCAAGGTGTTTGTCCGAAAACTGCGGAAGTTCAAGCGTTTTTTCCCCGGTAATGATTGCCCAATCCCGGATTTTCTGCATTGCCGCTTCCCGTTCATCACGGTTCATTTCAAGCAGGGCAAACGTGATTGTGATTGTGCGGGAACTGCCGCCCATGCGGACAAATTCAGAACCCATGCGAATAGCACGGGAACGGGAAACAGGACTTAACGATATGGGCGAAACTTGTATGTCTTCGATCTTTACAGGCGCAATGTCTTCAAGGTCTACACCGTTAAACTTTATCATGCTTGCCACCCGCTCCGTGTTAATGATTTGTAGCTTTTGCCCTGCCGTTCGGACACAACTGCGCCGACAATCTTTCCGTCAAGGTATACGTTGCCGCCCGCATTGACGTTTTCGTTGATAACCCCGCCCAAGGAATCAAGGTCAACGTTGTTCAATGCGCCGTTCTGCAATCCCTGCCATACCCGGTTTTCCTCTGCTGTCAAAACCGCTTCACCTTGATGCAATCGTGCAAGATAACCGTCCCAAGGAATATAATCCATGCCGGACAACGCAGAACCGTTTTCCGTTTCGCCTGTTCCTGTTGACAAGTTGATCTGTCCGAAACCGCCAAGGTCAATGCTGATTCCCCAACTGCTTAAACGGTTCAACTGCTCAAGCATTGCGTCAACTGCCGTCTGAACTTCGGGGACGTGTTCCGCAATACCGCTTGCAACGCCCGCAACGGTCTTCCCTGCATTGTCCTTTGCTTCTTCTTCAAGGTCTAATGCCGCAACTGCTTCCTTTGCCGCCGCCGCAAGACTTTTGTATGTTTCGTCTGCGCTTAACTTTTGCCCGGTAAGTGCTTCGGTTAGTTCGGCTTTTTTGTCAATGACCGCTTGATAATTGCTGTTGATTTCTTCGACTTCGTCATCAGACGCACCAACCAAAGCGGCAAGGTAATTGTATGATTCCGTAGAACCGTCTGTGAAGTTTGCAAGGACTTCATTGGAAAAACCCATTTCCCTTGCCTGTTCCAAATAAGCAAGGTATTCGTCCATGTATGCGATTTGATCCCGCAACCCGGCGTTCATGTTCTGTGAAGAAACTGTTGAATTTGACGAACCAAGGGTTGACAGCTTTTCATTGATTGCCGCCGCTTTTTCCGCATAGTCATCCGCAGACGAATCAAGTCCGTTTAATTCGTCCGTAAGGTCTTGAATTGTCTTTTCTGCGTCCGTTTCGATACCCGCAAAACCTTTGATTGCGCTGTTCACGGAACTTTCAACGTTTGACCGCACCTGTGCAACGTAACTGTCAAGGTCTTCAATTGCGGTCTTTGCGTCATTGACAAGGTTTGTGATTTCTTCGTCTGTAAGTTTTACCTTTTCCCGCCATTCGTCCGTTGCTTCTGTTGCGTTGTCAATTTCACCCGGCATTTCATCAATTGTTTCCCGGTATTCCTTCAATGAAACTGCCGCTTCGTCAACTGCGTCCTTTTGCTTCTTGTATTCGTCTGTTGCCTTTGTTTCTTCTTCCTGCAACGTCTGCAACTTCATCACTTCGCCGTTGAGTTCCCGCATTTCTTCAATCGGCAAATTCGTATATGCGCCGGAAATGGTGCTGAACATTGTACCAATTGGCATAAGGTCTTCCCGAATGCCGTATTGCTTATACAATGCCCTTATTTTGTCTGCCTGTTCTCTTACTTTGTGTTGTGCGGTTGCCATGTCCAATTCATACACAGAAAGTTCAGAATACTTCTGCGCAAGTGCGCTTTCCTTCTGTTCGTATGCGGTTGTCATGGCAAGTTTGGTCTGCCCTTCTTCCCAAGCTTTGATATAATCCTTAACAGCTTGTGTGCCGCCTTTAACTTCTCCGGTTTCCGTGTTGATAATAGATGACAGGCCGGGGATTGTAGACACCAAGCGTTTGCACGTTTCAAGCCACAACGCTTGTTCTTCTGCGGTCTTGTTGGTCTTGTTTCCCAACATATCAACCGCCCACGAAAGAACGCTTGATTGCGCTTCAACGTCCTCAAAACCGCTTGTTAATTGGCTAAAGAAACTCTGTCCGAAGTCTGTGTTTTCGATTCCGGGCAAAAACTCTTTGATTGATTCAATAAGTTTTGCCCATCCCTGCGCATCATTTTCATTCAGATTTCCTGCGCTTTCGGCAATATTGTTTATCCATTCCTGTACGCCATCTGCGCTTTCGCCTGTGATCCCGGAAATGATGTCAACGTTGCTTGAAAGGGTATCCAAGAAGGACGTGAACGCACCCGTCTTGCCTTCGTCAAAGCTAATATTTGACAGGTCATCTGCCATTTGTTGGACTTTAGAACCCGCCGTGTCCGCTTTACTGCCGCCGATTTCGTCAAGCACGGCAACAAGGGTGTTCGCTTCGTTCGCTGTTTCTGTAATTGCCGCAATCTTTTCCGAAGTCTTCAAGTCAATATCTGCGAAATCATCAAGAACGGTTCTTGAACTCTCTTCCGGCATTAAGATTGCAATAAAATCATTCAGCGCACCAATTGCACCCGTTACAACGTCAAGGAACGCCGCACCAAGTGTAGTCTTTAGCGTTTCTACCTCTGTCTGAAGGGTGCGGACAGAGTTTGCGTAACTGTCAGAAGTCCGGGCAAAGTCCCCCTGTGCGTCACTTGTTGCGCTCATTAAATACTGATAACGCAACATAGTCTGTTCGCCTTGATCCATTTGTTCGTATGTCTTTTCAAGACCGGATTTCAAGGCGTATGCGTTCAGCGTGGCAACAGAAAGGTCAATACCAAGTTCCTTCAAGGGCATTGTCTGTCCGGAAATGCCGGAACGGATTTTGGAAAACGCTTCGTCAAAGTCCAAATTGTAAAAACTTGCCATGTCTGCGGCAAGTCCTGCAAGGTCTGTTGAAACGTCAACAATTTGGCTTTCCGCTATACCGGAACTTTTCAGCATTGCGCCAATTGTTGACGTGTAGCGTTTCGCCTGTGTTTCTGTCAGACCGAATGCGGTTGATGCGGTCTTTGCCCATTTATCAATGACACCCGCATTGTTTCCAAACGTAACGTCAACAACGTTCTGCACTTCCTGCAAGTCAGAAGCGGCAGAAATTGCGTCTTTCCCGAAATTTAACAACGCTTGTCCGATCTTTGCCGCAGAAAATGCCGCCGTCAACTTCTTCAGCATACTTGTGAACGAATTTGACATATTGTCTGCGCTTTTCTGCGCAGAATCGTCCCATTTCCCGGTTTCCTGCTGAATCGCCCGTGTTATGTCCTTGATGTCCGCTATTGCGTGTTTCCCGTCCGCTGTGACTTCAAATACAATCTGTCCGTCACTCGCCATTTTCTTCCTTCACTTCCTTTGGCATCATGCCCAATAATCCCGCAAAGATTTTTGAAACATCGGAATCGTATTTTTTCGCCGCTTCCTGCTCTGTTAGGTGCAGGGCAACACGTTGTTTCGCCTGTAATAGCCATTCACGTTCTTTTGCGTTGTACTTTGTAGGTGCGGGCAACGGTCTTGCCCGGATTCCGACAACGTCTTCATATCGGTTGCCTTCCGGTAACCCGTGAAGTAATTCTTTGAATTCAAACCACGTCAACCGATCCCGGAACAGGTCAATCCGATATACCTGCCGGAACGCCGCCCGGATTAACGGTGCATCTTGTTCGAATGATGTAAGGCGTTCCCCGCCCGTTTCCGGCGTTTTCTCAAACAGAACGTCACATATTGCTCTGTACACTTCGGAAGCAGTTTTATGTGCCTTAAAATGCGAAATAAAGCATCTTACGCACAGGAAGTCCCGTGCGTCCGGGAAAATGTCTTCCCGTTGCATCAAATCAAGCATTTTCAGAACGTTCCGAAAGTCAAAATCACACTTGAAAAACCTTCCGTTGACGGTCACCCCGTCCGGCGGCATTTCATACAAGCGAATCATACTTTCATCTTCTTTTGAACTGCCGTGATCTTGCTTGCAAGACGTTCCCTAAAATATTGTCCGCAAACGTTAATAACACACGCCGGGTCTTCTGCGTAAAACCGCATCAAGGAAATTGCCTGTTCCCGTCCGAACATAACGGAAGCAAAATATTCTGCCGCTTCCCGGACTTCTTCATCCGTGCTGTCATTTGTCAATTCCTTCAGTTTTGCTTGTGCCTTATTCAGACCCGCAACCATGCGCATTGCGTCCCCGTTGACCGTTAGCGTCAAGGTTTCGTCACCTTCACGAATGCGCAACGTATCATGAACCCGGTTTAGGGTCATCTCATACCCACGCCGAAATAATTTCATTGTTTTTTATCTCCTCTTTTAAAAAAATGGGGGGCAGGGAAATCCCCACCCCCGTTTTGCCTGTTAGGTTGCCGTTGTGACGGTAGGTTTGCCGTTGAAACGAATAGTGCAACCAAACGCATTGATATCCGTTGTGTTGCCGCCAAATGACGTAATGCCGCCGATGGAACAATCACAGGTAATGACTTTTCCTTCAGCGGTGATCTTGACGGAACTGTTGCGGTCTGTGCCAAGGGAAAACTGTTTCCCGGCAATGTAGTCCTGCGCAGTATCGCCAACAATGCGCCGTCCGGTGATTACCAGTTCCGGGGCAGAACCTGTGACTTCGTTGTGTGCGTAGCCTTCCCCACAAAGGAAAAAGTACTGCTGATTCTGCTCATTCTCATTGAAGGTCATGGACTCAATGCCCTTGCACAGTTTGGAATAAGTCCACGTGCCGCCGGATTCAGACGTACCGATTTCAATCTGATTAACCCAGTTCGCATTCATGCTGTCTGTTCATCCTTTCTGTAAAGTTTGACAATCAAATCTGCCGCCATTAGCCATGAATTATTTTCTTCACGCCCAATGATCCGGGGGAGATTGCCGTTTGTTATGTCCACGATTTCCCACCCGTTCCCGTTCGGGTATGACGTGTTGCGGGTCAACGTGTCAATAATGTTGTTCAACGTGTCGGAAAGCGTCTGCAAATCATCATGCTTTCCATTCAGCGCAAGCGTAACCGGAATGTATGTGTTCTTGTCATAAAACACGGATTCCGGCACAGAAGGCGCAATTTCGCAAGACAAACTGTTTCCAGTTCCCAACGCACCCCGTGTGATTTTCGCAAACGGGGTTAAACCGTCAATCAAATCCATAACGGATTCAATTGCAAGGTTCAGAACGCTTGTTGAAGCGGGCGGCGTTGGCGGGTCATCCTGCACGGGTGTTTCCTGTACGGGCGTTTCCTGTCCCGTTCCGGTTTCCTGTTCCGCTTCCTGCGGGTTCTGTGTTAATTCGCTCATGATCCATACAACCTCATTATTGCTTGCGCTTGCCTTGCCCAAAGTTCCTTATAATTGCTTTTTGCGACTTCGCACCAACGCCATGTGGCATTTGCGTTTACGTCCTTGTATGCTGTAGGAATCTCGTAATACTGCCTTGCGGCGTATGGTGTACGCCAAATCAGCAAACCTTCCTTCAACCGGGAATGGATGTAAGAAGACATTATCAACATTCCCGTGTCTTCCTTGCAATACATATTGCAATCTTTCAAAATTTGGGAAGACAGCATTTCAAGTCCGTTTTTCCAATTCTTGTCAATTTTGGCACGAATGGTGTTTTCGTTTATTTCGATCTTAACCGCCACGAAATCACCCCGTCACACAAGCGAAATTTCCCAATGGTGCAATGTATCAGTATCGTCCCGCAATTCATCAACGCCAATGACCGTATATTCTACGCCCCGCACAATGACACGCATATCGCCCTGCTTTGTGTGTGCATCCGTAAACAATGCCCACCAATCAAGGGCGGGTGTGCTTGTGTGTGCGTCAACGAACAGAATTGAACGAAGGGTGACATCTGTGTTCCCCTGCGTTTTTCTGATTTCGTTTGTTGGTTGAAGGTGTACACGGTTGACAGTATATTCCGTGTATGTCTGATTCTGATACCGATCAACACCGTTGCAAACCGTAACGGTTGCTGTGCTTTTCAGAATCTTTGACGGAATAGGTTTCAGCATATTACCACCAACCTTCCACGGTTGGGACTTGCGGGTTCATCAATCCTGTTTGTTCAAGGTAGGAAATCGCCAAAGGTGAAATACTTTCCTGCATCTTGCCGCCGCTTGCGTTTGCCTTCCCATGTACGGTCACTTTCCCAACCGTGAAACCGCCCGTGGCAGTTTCATTCAAGGAATCCATGCCGTTAATTGAAAGGAAGTCAATCTGTGCGCAAATCGCCTTTTTATAAAGGTTCTGCATAAGATAAGGAAGTTTTTCAATGGTTTCTTCGTCTACCCAATGCGTGACCGCACCGATTACATCAGACGCACGGGCGCAAAGGGCGGGGAACGTTTGCTGTGTGGCATCCGTTCCCCCGTAGACAGACGAATAAAACGTGAAGTCTACGCCGCCCATGCTTTCACCCCATTACGCCTTAACAACAAGGGTAGTATTGCCGGAAGCAACACAGAATCCGGTTGCCTTATTGACAAGCGCAACGGTGATGTAATAACCGGAAGTGCCGTTCACAATGAACGGGTCAGCGGGCATTTCAACCCAAGTCTTCGTAGCATCCGGCACAGCACCGTAATTCACGGTCACGGCGGCGGCGTTGATGGAGTAAACAACCTTGTATCCGTCAACAACAGCACCAGAACCAAGGATTCCGTCACCGGTTACGGTGATCTTGCTGTCCCCGTCCGTTTCAGTTCCGGCAACGGAAGCAACGGTCAGAGAACCCGCAGACGGTGCGGAAGCAATGTGCGCATAAACGCCCGCTTTCCTCTGCTCCAACTGGAACACGTCATAGTAATACCGTTCATAGTACAGGTCTTTACCCTTTGTCTGCGCAGAACCGGGGGACATCATAGCCACGTCATACACAATGGGGGCGGCAATGCTGTCCGGGTCATACAGAATAAAGTTGATCTGAACTGCGCCGGAAGCAATCGCCCAACCCGTTGTAAAGGTGTAGGCCGTCTTCATCATGTCGGCAGGTACTTCTTCAATGCTCACGCCGTCAAGACGGGCAATGTTCCGGTCAACATTCTGAATGCCGCCCGTTACTTCGATAAAACGGGTCATTCCGGTTGCCTGTTTCAGAAGTTTATAGGCAGAAGGAGTGATCTTGCAACGCACCCGGTCACGGTTGACACGCTGATTCGTCATGTATTCAATTGCCTTGTCCCACTCTGTCAGAATGGAAGCAGAAGTCAGTTCAACGGAAGACGTGCCGCCGTTCGCCGCCGCAAATCCGGCAAGCTTACTGGACATATAAGCGTCCATTTCCGGGACTTTCTGCTGTTCATTGAAAACCCGTGTAATGTTGGCAATGGTAGCAACGTCATTCGTTTCCACAACGTCAAGCGGGTCAACAAGGGTGTCCCACTCTCTGTCCATAGACAGGGTGACCGCCTGCCAATCAATGTTGAAGTTACGGTTGAAAGTTCCGGTGATCTGATCCCGGTTCGCCGCACGTGCGCCGGAAGTGGTCATGATAGGAATGTAAACCGTTTTGCCGTTCAGCGGACGGAAACGGTCACTTTCCCCCATGTTCCAAAGGTCGGCATAATAGGAAAGATAGGGATACGCCGTCTGCAACGCTTTGCCATACTGCGCCGCATAGTTAATAGGACTCTGATTGAAACCCATGTTTTGTCATCCTTTCCGGGGGACAAATCCCCACGCATTATTAAACGCCGCAACTGCCCCTTCATCCCCCTTCGGCATTGTGCCTTCGGGTTTTGCGCCAAACTGCGGCTTGTTTGGTGCGGGTTCTGCCGCCGTGAAATATTCTTCATATTCCTTTTTCAAATCGGCAAGCTGTTCTGATACGGGTTTCGCCCCGTCTGCACGGTCAAGCAGGTCATACACCCGGTCACGGAACTTGCTTTTGACTTCCTTGAACTCTTCAGACGCAAGGGCGGTTGTTTTGGCTTTATAGCCTTCATATTCGCCCTGCAATTTCTTGTATTCTTCGGATTCAAGCACGTTCGGTTTCGGAATGCTCTTTTCCCATTCTTTCCGTGCGCTTTCGATTGCGGAATTCTGCGCCATTTCAGCCGCTTTCTTTGTAACGTAGCCGTCATCAAGGGAACGCCCGTACAGACTAAAGATTTGGTCTGCCCGTTCTTCCGGTGTCAAATCGGCATTGTTCAGAATCTTTGCGACTTCCGGTCTTGTGAAAATTCCCGCCATTTCTCCCCCTTTTTACGGTCATGAGAGTTGACCGCATCCCGTGTTTTACGCCCCGGCGGGCAAAATTTGTATGAAAAAAGGATGTCAGTTTTTTCTAACATCCTTGCTTCATCCGATATGCCGTGGAAGTTCCCCGGCGCAGGATTGATTATGCGTCTGCGTTTTCTTCAGCCGCAGACACGGTCACGGAGATTGTGTCCGTGCTTCCGTTGTAGTTGTCGGAAGCGGCAAGCGTAACTGTTACGGTTGCCGATCCTGCGCCAACAGGGGTCACCGTAACGGTATCGTCTTCAAGCACGGCGGTTGCAACGCTTGCGTCACTTGTGGACACGGAAACTGCGCCGTCACCTGTCACGCTGATTGTTGACGTTCCTGCGTCTCCGTCTTCATCAAGCGAAAGGGAATCCGGGTCAGCCGTGACGCTTCCGTTTGCTTTGGCAATGGTGAATTCCTTGTCAACGTGACCAACATACGTTGAACCCTTTGCAACAATGCGCAGGGTGTATGTCCCGGCATCCGTTGCCTTGTTGTCCCAAATTTCATAATCCGTTGAAGCTGTCAGCGTGGTTGCGCCGATCTTCACCGTTGAAACCGCCTGTGTCTGTTCGCTTCCGTTGTAGGTAAGCGCAGAACCAAGTGTCACGGTTGCGTTGGAAAGGGAAGTCTTACCGTTGCCCGATCCCTGCGCTACCCATGCGGAAACGTCTTCGTCAAACAGGAATTCAATTCCGGTGTCAACCTCAAGGAACGAACTGCCCGTAACGATCCCGTCAACGGGTTTGCTGTCGGAACTGTTCCCGGCGAACTTGCAGAAAAGTTTGTCATTGGTGAACGCCCTGCGTTCAAGTGTGCGAATCATGGATTACTTGCCCCCCTTTTTTGTGGTTCGTTTGGTTTTGGGTGCTTCTTTGGGTTCTTCTGTTTCCTGCGGTTTTGCGGGCGTTTCTGCCGCCTTTTGATCCTTGATCCGGTCTTTGCCTACAAGGTAGTCAATAGGCAGTTTTTCGCCGCAAATATCGCAGTAAATGACGCAATTCACGGACTTGATCCGTTCATGCTTGCAAGCCATGTCATAACCCCCTTTCTTTGCATTAAAAAAGCGGCGGTTTCCGCTTCATTGTCTGTCCTTGAAGAAGTCTGCCCAATATGGGTTTTCACGGTCAAAGATTTCCTTTTGCTCCGGTGTCAGTTTGTACGGGTAATCTTCAAACATATTGAAGACCGTTTGACGGTCAAAGGAAAACAACCACACGCCTTTTGTTTCCGGGTCATCAACCCACCAAATGCGGTCTGTTTCGTTTTCTTTGTAAAAGTTATTTTTCGCCGCCGCCAATGCCCTTCATTTCCTTTCCTGCCGCCGTGTTTATGAACTCAAGAATGTTTTCAAACTGCTTGTTGCCTTTCAACGTGTTTATGTCAATCATGACTTCCGGCACTTCATACTTCATCCCGTATGTTGTATGCGATCTTTGCGCACCAAACCTTCGCTTCAGTTCGCTATCAGTAAGGGAATACCAAGTGTTTTTTCTGTACCCGGATTGCATTTCAAGATATTCATAACCCGTTGCGCTTTTGCGAACAATTGCGGCGTGTTTCCCGCAGGTGAAGAAGTATTCTTTTCCGTCTTCAACATTCTTCAGTAAATTATGCGCATTCGTGAAGTCATTGTACCCCCTAACTTCAAAACTCACAACCCCGTCAAGTTTCCCAATATCAAGTAAATTGTTGACTTGACTAAATGTGAATTGTGACGAACCACCCCGGAAGTCATTGACTTCATATCCGCATTTGTTCCCCGCATACGCCAAACCGATTGAAGCGCAAGAACCCTTTGTTTTGTCTGCGCCGGAAATCCGGTCAATGATTTCCGTTTCTGTCGGTTGCGTTGTGTATTTGTTGAACGAAACCCTTTCAATCTTCCGGGATTCGCAACGTTTTTCAACGTCCGTCTTTTCAACGGTAGTTGTTGGCGTTGTCGGCACAACGGGCGTTGTTGCCGGAACTACAAGCGGCGTTGTTGCCGGGGTTATGGGTTCGTTCGTTGTCATCTGTCCGAACGTGTACCCCTGCTGTTCGCCGCCGTTCCGGTAATAGTCTTCAATCAGTTTCTTTTGTTCGTTTTCGAACTTCGTCACGTCATAACGGTCTGCGTCCGGGAATTCCCGTTGCGTGTAGACGCTTTCCCTGTCCCGGTGTCTGTGCCGCCCGGTTTCGTTGCAGAAGGTGTCAATATCGGAAGAAGTCTGTTTGATCTTCTCACGCTGTGCGGCGATCTCTTCAGCACTTGCACCCTGCGCCTTCATCATTTGCAAGTCCCGTTTTTCTTCCCGGATTTTGCGTTCTAAAGACCGTTGCTGTTGACTTTCGGCGTATGTCTTGTCATTCGCTTCCTTGTCCTGCGGTTGTCCCTTGATTGTGCTTACACCCGGAATAAACGGGGACGGATAATGCTTGCAATTGATCCCAAACAACCCCGCCGCTTGCCCGTAAGACGTGTCAGATTGCCTGTAGACGTGGATTTCGTTGCCGTCCAAGTCATACACCGTCCGGGCGTTGTCCGTGCTTGAAATGACTTTATTTTGCCAATCATAGCACAACGGACGTGCGCCGTTATGGTAGGAAACCAAATACAGGTCATTCCCGAAATCTTGATTCATTTCCCAAACTGCCGCCCGTCCTGTGTTGAAGACCGTTGTACGTATGTCCATCGCAACATAGCCTTCAGCACCCCATCGGTGTCCTGCGTGGTCAATGAAACCCGTGATTCCGTTTGCCTTCATCCGGTCTGTTGCGTGACGGATTGCCGTGTTCCATGAGGAAACACCCGTCACAACTTCCCCGGTTGCAATGTCTAATGCCGTCTGTGTGGCGTTGATCCGTTCTGCGGTCTGAACCCATGAAACCACATCGGAAACAGTCTGCTGATATGCGCTTCGTGTGCTTTCCAACATGACCGTGTTTACAAGGTTCAACTTGTCTGCGGCTTGCGTGTAATACAATTGAAACGCCTTCATCTGTTCCGGGGCAACAACCGCCGGAAGCGTGGCGAACTGAAACACGCCTTTTTTTGTTGCTTCCAACAGTTCCGGTTCTGAACTCTTTACTGCGTCAATGATTGCCTGTTCAAGAACGCCATGCAAGGCAAGGTCTGCGTCCTGTAAGCTGTTCCGTATGATCTGCACCGTTTCTGCGCTTACCTGCCCCATTTGCGCAAGCATGGACGCTTGATACGCAAAGGCAGACGTTGGCACATCGTCCACATAGTGATAAAACGGGAAATGCCTTGCAAGGTTTATCAGAATTTGATCCGTTATTGCTCCGTAAACCTCTGCCATTTCCCACGACATATTATCAAGGAACGCCGGGTTCATGGCTTACCCCCTATTCCGCAGTATTGAACATCATAAGCGGGTCAACCCGTCCCGTCCCTTCTGCCTTGATCCTGTCAAGTTCTGCCTGTGCTTCTTCCGGTGTCAAACCTTGTCCGTATTTCGGGTCTGTCATGAATGTATACTTTGACAGCAGACCCGCACCGACAAGCATCACGCCTTCGTTCAGATTCGTCTGTCTGTCCTGCGTCACGCCATCGTCAAACGTGATATTGACGTTGTACCCGTTGGAAACAAGCGTTTCGATCTTCTGCCCTTCAAATTCGACTTCATACAGGATAGCAACGTCAATAATGTTCCGAACAATGTGTTCAATTGCCGGACGCACTTGATTCTGTATCGTGCGAATTGTTTTGTACGTCTTCGAATTCTCCGAAACAACTTCCGTTGCGGTCTTCAACCCTGTGTGTTGGTCGAACGTGAACGTTCCTGCGCTAAACCCGGTCTGAAGGCACAGGATGGACAGGAAAGCGTTGATAGCGGCAACGTGTTCTTCCACCCGCAGTTCAACGGAATTGTCCGTGACCTTCAAATCGTCCGGCGTGTCACTTGCTAAAGCTTCGTATGTTTCATCATACGGGTCGAAATAACGGCACGGTTTCCCGGTTGTCGGGTCAACAACCGTCCGCACCGCACGGGCGGGAACAATGATCCGCTTCTTCCCCAACCGGAATTCCCGGACGAACGAATCGAAACAGATGTCCAAGGCGTGAAGCGTTTCAAGGGAATTGCCGTAAATGCTCATGCCTAACGGGGTATTATCGTCAAGGTTGTTCGCAATCGGTGTGCGCCAATAGGTGAACAAACTTTCTTCCACCGGGATTTCCGTTTCTTCGTCCAAATATGGGTAAATCTCTGAAAGCGGATACCGCACACCAAGAATGTCCTGTGATTCGTCTGCGTTCTTGCCCTTCTGAATTTCGGAACGGTACAGTTCGTTGGTGATAACGTATGTAAGACCGTTCCATCTGTGCCATTCAAGGCGTGTATAGTAATACCCGCCTTTTGCGATCCGGGAAACGAAAACGCCTTCCGTTATCCGGGCATTGTCCCACGAAATCGGGATAAACTGGTCGGACATTGCGTAACCAATCATGATCTTCCGGGTGTCCGGGATTTCGTTGCCGTTCTCATCGTGTCGGGATTCTGCCCACACCTTCAGCGCACTACCGCCCAACGCCAATCCTTCTTCTATGCTTTCCTGCATCTTTTCATGAAATGCGTTCTTTGCAAGCACTTTCTGAATAAACTCATTCAGCGGGTCGGGGTTGTTTTCATTTGATTCCCGTCCTTCAATGGACACGTTCACGGAACATTCTTCACCCCACACAAGACCCGCCATTTCAGCGCACACGGCTTTTGCCATGTTCATCCGGTACATGGTGCGCATTGCGTTCGGGTTGGCAATGGTCGGACAGGGGATAACGTGCCACGGTTTATAGAACCCCTTCCACAACCATTTCCAAATGAAAATGCCGTAATTATAGAACTGCTGAAAAGAAGGAACGCCGCCAAGTTCAAAGACGTTCTTGAACTCCCGTGCAAGTCCCGTGTCAGCAACCGTTTTCGTCATGATCCTTTTCCACCTTCTTTTCAGTTCTTCAATCCATTTCATTACCGTCCCCATCCTTCAATCAAAACGGGTATATCTCTTTCGAACGCATATTCTAAAGCGTCAATGCTGTCAATGTTGGTTGATCCGTTGTCAAGGCGAACGTCCTTTGTTTCCTGCTTTGCGTCCCATATAGCCGATTTCAAAGCGTCAATCGTCCATTTACACGCCCTGTTCACAAAGAACCTACCTGCGCCCATCAGCATACACAACGCCCGTATTCGGTCAATTATTGGCTTTTTCAAGGCATTCCCGATATTGACCGGGATTCGGTATTGCGCCGCCGCCGTCCGAAGTCCGTTTATCAGCGTCTGTTCCGCTGAATCGCACCACACGTCCGTTATTAACCAACGCATTTGACAACGTCTTACGAAATCAACAAAGTCCCGTTCAAGCTTGTTCGGGTTCAATGCTTCGGTTTCCCGGTATTCATCCAGTACAACAATACAATTGTTAAAATAACCAAGGCAACAAAACGCATGAGCAGAAGTCCCCCCGCCAAAGTCAACGCCAATAACTGCGTGATTGATGTATCCCGGAATGTCATCCACAATGAACCTGTCCGGTTGATCTGCAAATAGTTGATATATCAACCCTTCAGCAACCGCACGTTCGCCCAATATGTCCCGTCTGTACCATACCGTATTCGGGTCATACCGGGATTCTATTTCCGCAATGCGTTCCGGGGTAATCGTGGCATTGTCCTTGATTGTGAAGTGTTCATAAAGATAACCGCCCGCCAATCCCTGTTCACGGTATTTGTCAATGTATTCTTCATAGATTGACGCTTTCGGATTGCACGGGTTCAAGTCCCAAAGCGTGAACGGTTTCTGTGCGGCGATCTGCCGCCCGGACGCAACCTTGACGAATGACGAACGGGAATCAGCGCAATCATAGTGTTCGTTGATCTCTGTCGCAATCCACAAACCGTATGAGTTACCAAGAATCCGTTTGTATGCGTCAGCCTTTGCGCCGCCTACAAAGATAACAACCTTTTCCCCTGTCCGGGTCTGAATGTAAAGACATTCATTGTCCTTGAACTTTCCCCATCTGCAACGCCCACGGAACAACGCTTCAAGTCCGAACCCATTACAAACGCCAATGTTTAACTTTGCGTTGCCGATTGTCGAACCGGACGCAAGATGGAATTTGTCGGGGGTTTCTTCCAAATACGCCGCCGCTATTATGCAATGGTCAATGGTTTTCCCCGATCTGATAGCACCTTCAGCAACGCACATTCTGTTTCGCAGAGCAGTTTTAATGTACGCTTTATGTTTTGCGCTGAAAGCACCCCAAGGAATTGTTGCCGTCTTACTCATCCCGCAACAACTCCGTCAAAGGCGAAAGGTCTTCAATGTCCACGCTTGCCTTTACCGTCTTGTCTTCAAGCACGGACAGCACGGCGGCAATGTCCTTCATTGAATACTTCAGCAATGCCCCGTTTTGCTTCGTTTTTACCTCTGCCGCACTTGTGGCAGGGTAATTCTCTATCATGTCAACAACCCGGCGTAAAAGACCCGTTTTTGCCCGTTCAAGCAGTACTGCATTGTCTGCAATTGCTTCTGCGGTTTTTTGGCTCACCTTCTGTTCCGCTTCTGTTTCCGTTACCTTGCGTTTTGAATTCCACTTTTCCGCAAATGCCCTTTTTCGCAACGTTCCAACAGGAACGCCGTGTTTTTCGGCAAGCTTCCGTTGCGATATTCCCCCGGCAATGTATTCCGCTTTGATCTTGCGCCAATTCACCCCGGTTTCATGGTATTTGTTCACCCCTTAACGTTTACGCCCGTCATGCGATTATCTCCAAACGCCCCGTGACCCAACCTCGCACACGGGTTATTCAACCCATTCAAAGGGACGCAACCCCGCACCCGGCAGGAGATAGAACCGGACACGCCCCGCAAATTGTGACCATGAAGAAAGTCACGTAAAAAACGGCGGTTGATCCTGTACCGCCGTTTCTACGCATAGCATTGTATCACTTTTCAAGGTGCAATGGGGTGCAGACTTCAATCTGCATACCCAAATTTTTGACGATCTGAATAAACGTGTACAAAGTGGGCATCTGTTTTCCGGTCATGTATATATAAACCGCTTGCCGGGATATGCCCGCATTGTCTGCAAATTCAGCAACCGTCCAACCGTGTTCAAACATAACCGAACGAATCCAGTTTATAAAATTGAATTCCGCAACACCGTTCAACCTTCATTGACCCCCTTAAACCGCTTCCTGCAAGCTAATTGACAGTAATACCGGGCGTTTGTGTGTTGTGCAATCCAATTGCCGGACTTTGTGTGATTCATGTAAAACCCCTTTCTTGCAATGTTGCAGATTCCCCACCCGCTATGCGGGTCTATATCTACAACGAAATGCTGACAGTTCAAACAGATTCGCCTTTCCGGGTCAACCTGCGGTCTTCCATAACGCAATGTCATCGTTCGTCCACTTCTTCCCAATCAACCCAATCTTCACAAGCAGGGGAAAGCGGTTTGTGTTCGTGTCCGTCCTTTTCACAGAAGCACCCGAACGGTTCAAAGTATTTGCAGGTATTGCAACTTTCGTTTTCCATCATGCTTCCCCCTTCAGCATTGCTTCCGTGTACATCATGCTTCCGATATGCCCGCACTTAATGCGACTATCACACCCGATTTTTGCGCCCAACTGTTTCGCTCTCCAACAGAACGCCAAATCTTCACCAAGTCCCAACAGCGGTTGGAACGGCAAACTGTATTTGTCCCCCACCCGCTTTATTAGGTCAACGGAAACCATCACGCACCCGAACCCGAAACCGTCACACGGGAAAAGCTTGTCTTTCGGGTAATCGAAGAAGAAAGACGCACCCGCTTCAACGTTCCCGTCATCAAGCACCTTCCACACAATTTCATCAAACAATACAGGACGTGGGTTCGGTTTCCGTTCGACATACAGACCGGAAACCATGTCATAACCCTTGTCAATGTCTTCAGACAACCTTGCAATAATGTCCGGTTGAAATACCATGTCAGAATCAAGCCATAAGACAAACTGAAACCCGTCTTTTACGGCATCTTTCGCAATATTGTTCCGTGCGTTGTATATCAGCGTATTCTTTATTATTGTGAATTCCGTCCCTTCCGGTTTTTCCATTTTGATAAAACTGCAAGCAAAATCAATGTTCACCATATCAAAGCACGGAACGGCAATCAAGATTTTTTTCATGATCTCCACCCTTTCAGCTTGCAAATTTGGGTAATACCCTGTGCAAATCAAGTTTCTTCTTATCTGCCGTAAGCGTCCCTTCTATGATGTCCAAATGTTCCGGCGTAAACTCTTCAAGTTTCCACTCTGCCGCCCGTGCGCTTTCGATCTTGTCAAACACAAGAAGCGTTGCGCCGGATTCATGCGGGCAAAACCCCTGCAACCCTTTCAATGTGTTCAGAAAACGTGTTGCGTTTTCCCGTCCTTCTGTGTCATCTTCTCCCGGCAACCTTACCGGGACACACCAAACTTTCATTACACCGCACCTTTCTTTCGGGATTGTTCCTTTTCTTCATACTCTTTGCATATCTGTTCTGCGTATCCCCTTATGATTGAATCCATATCTTCCTTGATTTCACAGAACACCCGCCGTTTTTCCGGTGTTTCGCACTTTATTGAAGAAACGCAGATAAGTTTCCAGTTTTTAATTTCCCAACTCCCCGGAATCCAATACTTGTACCGTTCTTTGTATTGCGGATTGTCCTTTGACCATTGCCGAACGATCTTCCAAGCAACGTTTCTTGCTTCTTCTCCTGCAATTTGTGTAAGCGTCTTGAAATTGTAATCGCCCACAAATTCAAATTTGTAAATTTCTTTGTCTATTGCTTCTTGTATGTCAGAAACAATCCGTTTCCTGTAACTTCTCCGCTGTTCACTCACATTCTTTGGTATTTCGTCAATTGGCTTTATCATGTTACCCCGCCTTTCTTCTGAACATCTGAATACATGACCACGAACAAAACCACTTCAGACGCTTTTTGCATTTGATCTTGTACGCCCATTCAAGACCCGCTTCAAACCGTTTTCCGCATTGTGCGCACTTGTGCGGGTACAGATCAAACGCTTTCACTTGTCTTCACGCCTTTCCCCGTCCGCACAGAACCAATTCGGTTCATGTGCCAATCCGAATCCTCTCGACTTTCCGCAAAGATACACATCGTTTGCTTCTTCGCCGTGCTTGCAAGCATAACAACGTATTATTTCTGGTTGATCTCTTCCTTCGATATACGCCCGGACATCGCTTACCATCCCAATTGGTGTCATGTATTTGTTTATGTCCTGTAATTGTTGAAGCAGATTTTCAACCACTTCTTTATAATTGCTGATTTCTTCTTCCTGCTCTTTCAGCATGGCAAGAGCATCGCTTAACGACTTAAAGCGGTCATAATATATTTTCGATTCTTCAGCTTTTATGTTCGTGTACTCTTTGAAAAGGAATCCTTCTAATTCTTCCAACCCTTTGATAACCTTCTCCCTGTCAATCACTCGCACAACCCCTTTCTTTTCATGTACTGCCATACCTCCCACAACGCCCGACCGTGAATAATGATTGTGCTTCGTTTTTCGTAATGAATGTCTGTCTGAATCTGCTGAAGCGTCCTGCCGTTGATATAGTGTTCAATCAGTACCGTTTGTTGCGTTTCGTCCTTCACAGATTTGATTGCTTCCATAATTTCCCGCAACGTCTTGTTTGCTTCTTCCCGCTGTTCCGCAAGGAATGCGGTTGCGTCAACCGCCTTGATTATGCTTTCTTCCATTCGTTGCCCGCCGCCGGAAGTCTGAACGCAGATTTCTTTCAGCGTGACCGTTGTATTTGTTGCGTCTTCCAATGCTTCCCGGATTGCCCGTTCTATTGCGGCAATTTTGCTTTTTATTGCCCGATACCGGGAAAGGTACTGTTTCGCCGGGTTCTTGTTGTGGTCTGTCATCGTCCCTTTTTCCCCCGTTTCAGCACGGTTTCAACGATATATCCAAGGACTTCCTGTTCTGCGTATTTCCGGCGTTTTCGTTCTGTTTCCCTTTCCTGCCATTCAAGGTATTCTTTGCATATCATGTGGCAGTTCGGTTCAATGCTTCGCCGTTCGCAGTTCTTATCACATGGGCAGTTTCTCAAATGGGTAATTCGTCCGTTTCCACAATGAACATTCCGCTTTGCGGGTCAACGGGGGTTGTGTCCGCATTGCGGCTGTTCAGAAATTCGACTTCCTTTGCGCCTTTGATCTCAAGACTTGCGCCGTGCCGTCCGTCCTGCGTTTCCCATGTGCGAACGCTAACAGCACCGACAACGCAAACCTTTGAACCTTTTGAAAGGAACTTCCCGCAGGATTCCGCACGGTCACGCCACACGCTAACGTCAAAATAGTCTGCACCGGGGTTCTGATTGTTCGGTGTTCTCTTCCGGTTGACAGCAACGGTGAAATTGCATACTGCCGTTCCGTCCTGCGTGGTGCGGACTTCCGGGTCTTTGGTCAAATTGCCGACAATTGTTAAACTGTTAATAAGTCACTCCACCTTTCTCTGCAAATCTCTGATATAGCTTAATAAAAGTTCAACTTCCCATTCCATAAGGCAAACCGTTTCACCCCGCCGGGTGCGAAACAACTTGTTCAGAACCGCTTGTAATCTTTCGTCCATGCTCACACCTCTTGAATTCTGATTCCGTAAATTGACAGCATCAGTTTTCGTTTGATCTTGTAAACGTCCGTCCTTATGCCCTTTGCGTCTTCAACAACGGTCTTCCCGTCTGAATCCGTGTAAACAAAATCCGCAATGTACTTCACAGGGCGTTCAAGCAACTTGCCGTCCTTGTCCTTCTGTGCGCCAATCAGCGTATAGACCCGCTGAAGCTGAAGACCGGAAATCAACCCCGCCTTTTCAAGCAGTTTCAATTCCGCATACCGGGACGCTTCATGTCTGCTTGCAAACTTGATCCCGTCTATTTCCGTCTGAATTGATCTGTACTTGCTCACGTTCAAACCCCCTGCATTCACGTTTTGAATAACCAATGATAATTCCGTACAAGGTGCAATAGCAGGATTCACCGAATTTCTGCTTTGCGTGGTCGCACGTCCGGCAGATTTGTTCTTTGTGAAAAATTGCACCCGTTGAAATAATGTCATCCGGCATTAGCGTTCACCCCCGCAATCATCCTGCGCATTGCTTCGGCTTGTTCGTCCGTATAGTCCCGCTGTGTGTAGTCCTGCGCATTAACCTTCTTCGGTGAAGAACGGTTGTTATATCCGTTCTTTTCCCATGTGCGCACGGTTGCCCGCCAATCCTTGCACTTCTTCCCGTTTGACAGAATCCAGTTCCGGGCGGTTTGGTAATCAACGAAATATTCAGCGTCTATTCCGTTGTTCCGTTCCCGGCAGTATGCCGCAACTTCGTCAACCGTGGGCGGTTTGAAATACTCTTTTTCTTTTTCTTTATCTTTCTCTTTCTCTTTTTCTTTTGGCAACTTTGTTCCCGTTTGTTCCGGTTTGTTATCGTTTGTTCCGGTTTGTTCCGGTTTGTTGCTTCCTGCTCTGCTTCGTTTATCAGAAATGTCCTTGTTCCTGTCAACTTGCCCTTTGAAGAAACGGAATGCAATCTTTGTTGCACCTGTCAGCAAATGTTCGTATTCCTCTTCTTTTGCATAAGAAATAATGGCATCAATCAAGTTGCCCTTTTCTTCTGCCGTCAAGTCCTGTGTAACGTCCAACCATTCAAGGTAAATCGGGACATATTTCCCTTTCTTGCTCTCTGCCATATACACAACCTCACAAATAATTCTTTCGGAATATCTGCATCCATTCTGCCCGTGAATGCGTCCGTTCAAACGCAAACTGTGCGTCACGCTTGATTTGCTCATTAAGCATATAATCTGTGTGAACCCCCGTCTTCCCCCTGTGGTGTTCCGGGCAAAGTGCAACAAGCAACTTGTGCTTTGTTGATAGTGGTTTGTTCGCAACGCCGGAAACAACATGATGAATTTCAACGTTTCTTCGCCCGCACACATAACACCGGGTCAAATCGTCTTGAATAATGCTTTTCATATCAGTGAATACCTTGCAATGTGCGCAACACGCCCGTTTGCCGCTTTTACGGAAATAATTTCGCTTTTGATCTTTTCGTTTCGCTTGTGCCGAAGTTCATTGATCCTTGCCGCCAATCGCATACAACCAAGGTAATCCTCTGCCTGTCTGTGCGTGATTGATCCGTGTTTCCGCATGAACGCAAGAACATCGTCAGCTTGCGTTGGGTTGCTGTTCTTGTCTGTCATCGTTTCCCCCACCTTTCAAGCAATTCTTCTTCATCCTTCTTTGACAACGGTATTGGCAATTCCATCTGTTGACATTGATCTATTAACCACTCAAGAAGCACCCGCATTTCTGAAACGGAATACGTTGATGACCCGTAGTACAAATGAACCGTTTTCTTGCCTGTTCCCGCATCGTCTACCACTTCAGAAAACCAACCTGTCCCGTGTGAAGACCAACGCCGTTCAACCGTCCGCACATCCCATAAATACAAGACAACTTCTGTATAAACACCGACCGCCTTTATTGCCATGCGGTACACATCTTCTTTGCTCTGCGGCGGTTTCAACGCCCGTCCGATATCAGAACATAATGCCCAACAAAAAGCGTTTGCGTCCCTGCTTCTGCCATGTGTTGCCTTCTTGATCTCAACAGAAACGGTCTTGTCTTTCAACGCTTCGTATGTCTGCGAAAAGTCAGAAGACACCGTGACGGTTACGTTTTGTGTACCGTCACGGTTTACGGTCAAATCACGCAATTTCCCCGTCAACGTTCCTCATCTCCGTTCCGGTAGGGTCGAAAAGGGAATACATATAATTGACCAATTCTTTTGCTTCCTTCATTGTGAAAGAAGACAGCTTTTTGTCAGAAATCATGCCTTTTTCCCGCAGGACTTCAATTTGCTTGTTCCAAATTGCCGTATTCTGCGCCGCATCAATGTGCCTTGCTTCCATAAGTGCCTTTTTCTCTGCAACAAGGTAATCAATAACGGGGTTTCCGGTCTTCTGTTCCTTGTTGACCGGGGGAACGCTGTTTGTCTTGCTAACGTCTGCGGGCGGGGTCTGCCTGTTGGTTGAACCAATGTTTTCCTGCTTCGTCTGTTTCGGCTGTTCCGGTTCTTTTGCGCCGGACGTAACGTCATGGGATTCTTGATCCGGGTCAACCATTTCTTCCGTTGGAATCATGAACAACTGAAAACAGGCGTATTTCAGCGCAACGGACATTGCCTTATTGCTTGCCTTGTCCCCGCTATCCATGCCTTCCCCGACAACCGTACAAGACACGTTTGACCCGTCCGGGGCATACATTGTGAAGCGAATTGTCAGAATGGAATACTTCAGAATGGACTTCTTTGCCTGTCCGTTGTACACGTTTTCCGTTTCCCGTTCTTCCCGTCTATGGTCAAGGATTTCCGGGACGATGAACAAACCAAGTTCGGACATAACCGGATTCAAAGCGTTGTAAACCGCATCAATTCCACGAAACTTGTATTTCTGCTGTGTATTGACGGAATCTTTCCCGATTGCGCCAACCATACGCATTGCCTTTGGTATCAGTTCAAAAATCATACTGCCTTCCATGTTATTTCACCTCTACACAAAATTTGTCTTCCCTGTAAACAACGTCAATGCCGGGAATGGTTACCTGCACGATTTCCCCGTCTTCCGTTATCTCTTCTCCGAAAATCATTTTTCCGTCTGCGTCCCCGGAACATGACTTTTTCAAATTGTCCCAATCAAGGGTTTCTTTCACCTTCACAAACTGCGGGGCATTGTGTTCCTTCAGCCATGCAATAACGGTGTTTTCGTCCTTCTTGTATTCCGGGTCTTGCCGCTTCAGAACCAGTTTGCCGCCGGGGAAGGAATAGGATTCAGATTTGTTCGCCTTCTTGTGCGGTACGGTGTCGAAGTACGCCGCAAGGTATGATTCCCACTTCATGCGGTCGAATTCGGCTGTTTTCTTTGCCTTTTCGATCTGCTCTTTGTACCATGCGATCATATAATCCCGGTTGTCTTCAATCTGCTTGATCTGTTCACAAATCCACTTTGCCTTCCCGTCTGAATCGCAAACCCAATGCTCCGGGACGCTTGCGGGTTCAATATATTCGTTCATGTTGCTATCTCCTGTCTTTTGTGATACAATCACTTTGGATTGTGTAATTGCCCTTGCACCGTCCCCCGGCGTTTGTGCCGGGTCTTTTGTTTTCCTCATGTAATCACCCCCGCAAGGTCATCCCGAATCCTGCGCCGCCGCCGCAAGCGGAAACGGTCTGCAAGCGTCATGCGCCGGGGTTTAATCCGTGCGTTCCCGTAATACAGGACGCAATTGATATGGTTCGTCACGCTGATTTCATCCTTTCCACTTGCTTCGTTACGTCTGCCGCAAGGTAATACGCTTCGGATTGAAGGGAAAGGATTCTGTCATCCTCAAAAGACCCTTCAACCAGTTCCGCACCCGCCTTGAGAATTTCTGCCGCTTCTGAAAGAAGTTCCCGTGCAGATTCAATCTTCTTGATTGCATCGTTCCATTCCGGGTATTTGCGTTCCGGCGTTTTGTTGATTTCTTCCCATTCGTCCGCAATTGCGGCTTCGTACATCCTGTCAAGTTCCGCATCCGTGGTCATGATCTATGCCCCCTTTCTTTTTGAAATCTTCCGCATTTCGGATTCCGGCGGCAGGGTCTTTTTCTCTATCCATGCCTTCACCGCACGTTCCGTGACCAACAGCGGGTTTTCTGTGTGTTCCATGTCCCGCATGATCTTCCGGGCGGTTCGTGCGTCCTTCACGCCGAACAGGTCACAAATGCCCTTGACGGTGTAAATGGTGTCAATCATGCTGTCACCCCGCTTTTTCTCCGAACAACACGGAAACTTTCGTTTTCAGCACTTCCGCAAGTTTGGGAATTTGACTTGCTGTCGGCATAGATTCCCCGGTTTCCCAATGAGAAACCGCAGATTGTGTCACGCCCATAATTTCAGCAAGTTCCGTCTGATTCATACCCAACTTGCAACGTGCTTCCCGAATTGCGTCTTTCAAGCTGTCACCCCCTAACATTGAATTTTAATACCCTACGTATTATATTACGATAATTATTAAAAAGCAATACCCTAAATAATATTTTCTTGCTATTATAATTTATACTAATATTATTTTTCCAGAGGTGATATCGTGATTGGCAAAAACATCAAGCGGCTTCGGAAAATTCGGGGGTATAGTCAAGAACAACTTGCCCGCAAGCTAAACGTCACGCAAGGTGCGGTTTCCCATTGGGAAAACGGAAACACTCTGCCGGAAGCAGGTCAATTGCTTTCTTTGGCTGAAATTTTCGGCGTATCATTGGACGAATTCACGGACGATTCCCCGCAACGTGATCTTGACGGCGTTGTTGCCATGCGAAAAATGATTGTTCCGATTGTCGGGGAAATCGCTTGCGGAACACCGATCCTTGCAAGCGAAAACGTAGAAGGTTACGCAGACTTGCCAGACGGGATTCACGCTGATTTTGCCCTTCGGTGCAAGGGTGATTCTATGTCCCCATTGTTCGAAGACGGGGATTTGGTCTTGATCCGTCAACAACCGGACGTTGAAGACGGGCAGATTGCCGCAATTGGGATTAACGGGGAAGCAACGCTGAAGCACGTCTACAAGAACGGGAACGGCGTTTTGCTGTGCGCCAATAATCCGAAATACGCACCCATTACGGCAAACCCGGAAGAAGACGTGAAGGTTTACGGGTTGGCGGTTGGGTACGTTCGTTTGTTCGGGTGATCCTATGCCAAGAGAAAAGAAACAGCGTTTGAAGCGGCGGGCAGACGGACGGTTTGCCTGTCGGTATAAATCACAATGGTTCTATTCAACAGACCCGGGCGATTGTTTGCGGCAACGGGAAGAATACAAACAAGCTGAAAAACGTGGACGTATTGCCGTCTATTTCGTGCGAGAATACGCCTTGCAATGGTTTGAAAGGGCATACCCCAATATTTCCCCGTCTACAAGGAAAGGACTTAAAACCCACCTTGAAACGCTAATAAACGCAATTGGCGATATTCCGGTTTCAGAAGTCAAGCCGTCTTACATCAAGTCCATATATTCGGACAGGTATAAAGGGTTGTCAAACTCATATATCAAGGCGGCAAAGCAATTGTTCTGCGCCTTGTTTGATAGTGCCGTTGCGGACGGAATCCTTTTGTCTAACCCCGCACGGGACAAAACCGCCAAACCGCACACGGGGACATACACGGGACACAGGTCTATCACGCCGCAGGAACGGGAATGGATTGAAACCCTATGCACAGACCACAGGGCGCACCCTGTCGCAATGGCAATGCTTTATTCCGGCATCAGACCGCAGGAAGCGAAAGCGTTGAACATTGACAAAGACATTGATTTTGAAAACGAAACAATCACAATCAGAAGTACCGCACACATAGACCCGCAAAACGGGCAAAAATACGCCTTTACAGGCAAGGGAAAGACAGAACGGGCAAACAGACAGATTCCGTTGTTGCCGCCGTTAAAAAGGGCATTGCAGGGCAAACAGGGGTATTTGGTAACTTCTGCGCATGGTGAACGTATAACCCGGACAACATGGCGGGTTTTGTGGAACTCATATACAACGAGCATGGAAACGGCAATAAACGGCGTTCCCCGGCGTTGGTACGGACGGACAAAGGAACACAAGGCAATACTTGCCGCCGGGGGAAAACTGCCGGAATGGGTATCGTTCACGGTCACGCCTTATGATCTGCGGCACAGTTTCGCCACGTTCTGCCGTTCAATGAAACCGCCTATTGAAATCCACACCGTGATTGCGTGGATGGGTCACGCAGACGCAAAAATGATCCTGTCCGTCTATGATTCCGTAACGGACGAACGGGACAAGGCAGAAGCAGAACGATTGCGGGATGCGCTCAAATAATTTTTTTGTGGTTTTGACTACCGTTTTGACTACCAAACCATGTATGTAAATGTATGTTTTTGTATGTTTTTGTACCTGTGCCGGAACATAAGAAAAACCCCTGTGCATTGTGTAGCACAAGGGTTTTCGTGTGTGGCTCAAATAGGACTCGAACCTATGACACTCCGGGTATGAAGCGTGCGTTTGTGTGACGTGTGACCGTTGATTTGCTTGCATTCCACGTCCTGCAAAATTGATCTGACTACCGTTTTGACAACGAATCGGGTACTTTTCGGAAATCAATGACGGTCATAACCTTCTTTGCGTCAACGTCTATTCTGTATTCAAAACTTTTATACCTTCCAACGTATATCCTGTGATCTTCTTTCAAACAGACGTTTATTGCATCCTCGTCCCTGTATCCGTGAACAAGCGGAATCTGCAAGTCCTTTATTTCTTCTTCACATTTGCGGGTTTTTATTCTCATGTTTTCCAACGCTTCGTACTTTTCCATGTCTTCCCGGATTAGCCTTTTGACATATTGCGAAATGTTCCCTTTGCTCGCCAACCATTCAAGGATTTCTAAATCATCCGGGTTGCTTGTGTTGAACGGAATGTGTTTCCGCTTTATATGTTCTTTTGCATACTCTTTGTCATACGTGCTTTTATCAAACGGCATTCTGTTTGCCCCCTTATCCTACGCACCTTTGGTGCATCGCTTTAACTATGCTATCATCTGTTGCCGCATAAATCAATGTTGTTGTCACTTTGCTATGCCCTAAAAACCGCTTGACTTGATCTATCGGCATTCCGTTCCGCAGGGCGGTTGTTGCCGCTGTGTGACGGAACACGTGCGGTGTTATGTGTGTAGTGAAACATTCCGGCGCACGTGCAATGATCTTGTCTATCCCAACTTCAACACTACGAACGGACATCTTCCGTGCAAAGCGATTTGATGTAAAAAGGTATTCGCAATCGTCCGTTCTGCTATTTATATAGGAAGACAACGAAACAACCGCTTCCGGGTTCAAGTACGTTATGCGGGACTTGCCGCCTTTCCCCCGGCGAACCGTGACGGTCTTTTCCGTCCAATCAACGTCTGACTTCTTCATGTTGCACATTTCGGACACCCGGCAACCTGTCGAATACAGGAAGTCAACCGTTGCTTTTTCCTGCTTTGTTTCGCAGAGTTGGCGCAACTTCTCCAGTTCAAGCAATGTCATTGCGTGGCGTTGCGGCGGTTCAGACCGTATCACTTGAACTTTTGTGCAGGGGTTCTTGTCAATGTATTCTTCATCAACCAACCACGTGTAGAAACTATTGATAATGCTTCGGATATTTTCAACGGTTGAACCCTTGACGTGCCGTTGTTCACGGTAATTGAACAGGTATACCCGGATATCATTTGCCGTTATGTTCATGAATGACTTCTGCACGGTCTGAAGGAAATTCAGCAACGTTGTTTTGTAAAAGGCAAGCGTCTTCATTGACACATTTTCAACCGCCTTTGACGAAATAAACACCTTCAGAATTTCCGGGAACGATCCGGGAACGGACAATGCGGTTTCCTTCGTGCTGATTTCGTACCTGTTGGCAACCGTGTCCATGATCTGAAGCACAATGCTTGCGCTTTCCGTGTCCATTCTCTGTGACAGTTCTGCAAGCATTTCAATACGCATTCTTTCGTAACTCACAAGAACCCCCTTTCTGCCGGGGATTACCCGCCCCGGCACGGGTTCGGTTTGTTAAAAGGCAACCGTTACGGTATAGGTAACTTTGAATTCGTCCCCTTTCACGCCACGTGTCTTCATAACGTCTGAAAGTCTATCAAGGTACTTTCCTTCTTCTGTGAAGAATTCGGCAAAGTCCCCGTTTGCGTATTCCTTCTGAAACGATTTGCCGTCATCAAATGACTTTTCAATCTGCACATTCGCTTTCATGTTGAAACCTTTCTGCCGGGTTACAATGCCACCCGGCGGGGCGATTCTGTCAAACTTTGATCTGTCCGGAAACAATCCCGGTGATATAACGCAGGGTTGTCACCATGTCCCCGAATTCGTTTACCTTCTTCTTGCGCCAACCGCCTTCATAGAAGGTCTTGTACACCTTCAGCGGGAATTTGATTCCTTCCCGCCTGTCAAGAATGACCACAATGTCGAACCCGTGTCCGGTCTGAATGTCGGCAATCTTTGCGGTCTTCTGTGACTTGTTCCTCACAAAGTACGTCACGCCGCCTTCCCCCCCTTCTTGAACTCTTCCAGTTTGCGGCGGTTCTCCCGTTCGATCTGAACGTGAACCTTGATCCTTTCTTTCGGTGTCATTGCCCTTGCACCGTCCTTTCTTCAACGCTTTGGCGTTGACTACAAGCGGCGAACGTGCGCCGCCTGTCTGTCAGCGTCAAGGTTCAATAAAAACCCTGTTATCCTTGCGAACCCATACCCGTATAATCTTGACTTCCGTCTTCCAATACTTGCTGTTTTCCGGGTGGTTATATGTCCAGTTCCGTTTTGCATCGCATTCCCGCTTGTATCCGTATTCCCTTACCCAATACGGGGCAAGCAGATTGAAGTTTCTCCATCCGTCCGTAGTTTCACAAAACAGGGTATAATCTCCCTTGCCGTGAATCCTATTTTGCGTATGCCCCGGAAAGTTGACGTTTTCCGTGGTTGCCGTGCTTGTGCTGTCAATCAAATAGTAAATTTCCCGTGCCATGTTATCCCTTCCTTTCCGTCAGTTCCGGTCAATCTGTTCTGCGCTAATCAATTTATATTCGCAACCGGGGAAAAGCCTTTGCATTTCCTTCCGGTATTCAAGCACCCGCCCAAACACGTTTTCAGTGTCGGGGAAATTCATTTCCTGCGTGTGCTTTACTTTGCCAATACCCGGCACAATGACTTCGCTTTCCGTCTTGAATTTCATTGCCGTTCCTTCCTGCGGGGTTATACCGCCCCGCCCGGTTTCGTCTGTGTTAAATCATCCGACATAAGTAACATTCGCAATCGGAATAACCTTGCCGCCAATGTTGCGCACAATCTGATACGCTTCATCGTCATAATAGACAGCTGATCCGTCTTTGCCGTACATCGGTCGGTCTTCATTGGTTTCGTTCCAAAGACGCTTCCAAAGATTGTCGGAAATTCCTTCAATGAGTGGGTGAACATAAACCTTGATATCATGCCAAACGCACGAACCGTTTTCCCATTCGCCCGGTGCAGTTCCACCGAACCCAACGTAAATGCCTTTCTGATTTGCCATTGCCCTTGCTCTCACTTTCTCCGGGGACTCGCCGCCGCCCCGGTCAGCTTCTCTTTACGCTATCATTTTAGCACTATGCGCATAGTGTGTCAAGCATAAGTTTTCGCAAAATAGGCGGTTCTATTTCTCCATCAGAGAAAAATAACCGGGGGTTGCCCCCCGGCGTTTTCACTTCACTTCGTGAACCAAAGTGCGGAAGTGGAAGCATTGAATGTTGTAACCGCCCGCCCCGATGGTCTGAACATGGGCAATTCCTCTTTCTCCGATAATGTTGCCGTTCAAGTCACCCTTTGCGCCAACCTTCAACCCGGTTGCGTCCGTGATCTTCCCGCAGATTTCATTGACCCGTTCAATAATGAAGTCATACTTGCGGTTTGCTTCATCCCGAAGATCGGCGTTCAGTTTCGCCGTTGCCTGTTCGTAACTATCGAAACGATCATAGGGACGAAGGTATTCCCATTCGCCTTCCTGCACTTGAACCCGCTTCTTGTCCGGTCTGCCCCAACGGTTGATATATTCCACATCTTCCCAAATGCCGCAAACCTTTTCGTTGTATTCATCCCGCAGGGCGTTGTACGGTTTCAACGCTTCATCGTATTCCGGGGTACAGTACCGGAAGTTCTTCAGATTCCTAATCAACGCTTTCAGTTCATCCTTCATCTTGTAGCAAGGTTCAAGTCCCATGTTGTAATAATTGAACATCCTGCGCTTCCAGTTTTCAAGGAAGTCAATGATTGCTTTTACGTCCCTGCTTGCCGCCTTTTCAAGTTCTGCGTTCTTCTGCGCAATGTACTTGTCAAGGGATTCACGGATTTCAGCAATTTCTTTTCTGCCCCGTTCAATGTCATCATTCAAATGCTCAACGTCCCATTCGATCCAACGGCGTTCCTGTTCGTCTTCGGTCTTCTCAATCAGCGCAACCTTCTTGTCAATCAGCTTCAGTTTCTTTTCAATCGTGTTCTGCTTCTTTTCGATTTTCGCCTTTGCACCTTCAATGCGTTCGGTGAGGAATTCGATACTTGCCATTGTGCTTGCCATTGCCTTTCCGGGGCGTTGCCCCTGTCGGTTAGTTCATCTTGACGATATCATTTTATCACTATGTGCATAGTGTGTCAACAGTTTATTTTTCCTTAAATGGAAAAATAGCGCATTTTTTTCCAAGTTATTACACCATTTCCGCAAAATAACGGAAAAATAGCGCATTATTTTCCAAGTTTATACACCATTTCCGCAAAGCAGGGGAAAATATTGTCAGTTTTGCGCAATAAAAAAATCCCCCGGATTGATCCGGGGGTTGTGTGTGTTTGTCCTTGTTTCAGTTATTTTCAGTTATTTTCAGTTTTCTTGACTTCCGGCAGACCCGCAAGGGACAGCAGAATCGCAATGATAAAACCCATTGCGCCCGCAGACAGGGCGGCAAGCCAATCCACGTCTTTCAGAACGATTGCGCCCGTGCCGATATAGGCAAGCATGGATTCAGCGAATGTGCGCACGGCACGAATCAACGCCGCCTTCCAAAATTCCCAATTGAACATTTTTCGTCATCCTTTCTTGTTCAGATCGTCAAGGCGTTTGTGCGCCGATTTTGCAGACGCTTCAACCTCAACCAACTTCGTTTTCAGTTCAGACAGGTCTTTCTGAATGCTTTTGTTTTCCAGTTTGATTTCGTCAATGCTGTCCCGGATGTACCGTAAGTCAGCAGTAATTGTTGCCCTTTGCGTGACGATTTCGGAAGAATCATTGTTCGCATTGCGCCGGAATGAAAGTGCGGTAAAGATAAGCGCACAAGCTGAAATGCAAAGGGCAATAATTGTTTCCGTTGGCATCACCCCAACCCCCTTTCTTCCGTGCGTTCTGAATTGGGGTATTCTTCCTGCAATGCGTCTGCTTCTTCTTCTGTCAGATCGTAAACCGTGACAGAATAGTACGTCTGCGGTTCGGGTTCGGGTTCGTCAAAGATTAAGAATTCCGTCATCATGTACCCGGTATATTTGCCCCATTTGACTTTGCACCAACCGTCACCTTCTTCAAGGACGGTGACGGTTTCCCCGCAGGGAACACGTTCCACAAGGGCAGACAGTTTTGACGGGCGTTTCCGCAAATTGACTCTTTGCAATTTGCCTTCCGGTACATTGCCAACAACCGCCGTTTCCGTTGGTGTCGGTGTCGGTGTTGGTGTGGGTGTCGGGGTTGGTGTCGGGGTTGGTGTCGGTGTAGGTGTTGGATATAACCCCCAATAGTCAACCTGTGTGTCCCACAAACCAACCATGTTCCAACCGCCGTTTGGAATCGTCTTCTGCTTGAATTTGCTTTCCGCTACACATCCACGGGAAGCGGACGAATGTATTGCGCCTTCACCTTCTGAACCCGTGCAAAGTCCGATATGCGAAGCATTACCAAGTCCGTCCTTTTTATACTTCTCCGGTTCTTTTCCGTCATGAAGCAGAATGAACAGGAACGCCCCGGACGGGACTTCCCCGTAATTCTTTACGCATTCTTCCGGTGTGCCAACCCAACCATGATTATAAACTTCCCTGTACCACGCATTCGAACCCGGAAGGTCTTTCTTCAAGCCGCAATCAGAAAGGCATTTCTCGACAAACGCTTGACAATCCATGACGGAATAAGGCGTTCCCAAATACTTAAACCCAACATTCCCCAATGCTTTCCCGTCAATCATACGTCTTCACCTGCTAACAGTTTGTTGATAAGAATCAGCAACGCCCGCCGCCTTGCCTTGTTGATCGCACCCGTTGGGGGTATCCTGTCAAGTGCCGCCTTCAGTTCTTCAAGGGTCATGGAATCACCTTCCTTTCATTAAAGAAGGGAACGGGTGCATTGCCCGTTCCCGGTGTTCTATTTCGTTCTTTTGGGGGTTGGGTTTGGTGTGCCTTCTTTTGCGCACAATGACCATTTGGCGCAA